GTAGGATAAGCAGAATTGAATATGACCCTAGTCTTTTAGTGAGTACAGTTTGGGACATCGGTGTAGGAGATTCCACCGCTATTATCTTTTTTCAACAATTAGGTAACACCGTTAGAATAATTGATTACTATGAAAACAATCGAGAAGGCTTGCCGCATTATGTAAACATCATTAAACAAAAAGATTATCTTTACGAACATCATTATGCACCGCATGATATTGAAGTTACTGAATTTAGCCTAGGTAAAACAAGGCGCGAGGTTGCTTACCAACTAGGTATAAATTTTAAAATTTTACCAAAATTACCATTAGAAGACGGTATTCATGCTGCTAAAATGATATTCCCTAGAGTTTATATTGATCTTGAAAACTGCCGACCATTAATAGATGCGCTTAGACATTATCACAGAAAGTACAATGATAAGATGAGAATGTTCTCAAACAAGCCAATTCACGATTGGAGTTCTCATGCTAATGATGCGTTTAGATATATGGCAATTGCAATTGATGAGTTGCCAAATCAAGAAAATATTAGTAAAAGATTTCCTAATGCAATATCAGATTATAAAATTTTATAAGGATTAAACTATGAGTTTTTTAACACCAAAAATGCCTGCGTTACCCGCACCGCCGCCACCGCCACCAGCGGCTCCAAGTTTTGACGATGAGGAAAGAAAAGCTGAAGCTTTAAGAAAACAAAAAGAATTACAAAGAAAAAGAAGTGGTAGAGCATCAACGATACTAACTTCAAGAGGTGGATTAGATGAAGAAGCTAATTCAGAAAAGAAAACTTTATTAGGAGGATAATATGGGAGGATTTGTTTCAAGACCATCACCACCTGCTCCACCACCAGTTCCAAAACCAACGGTGGTTGAAACAACTGCATCGCAAGCTGCAGATGCTGCTGGAATGAGTGATGCACTTAAAACTAAAAGAAAAGGCAGACGTGCAACTATTCTAACTGAAAACAAATCTTTAGGTGGTACATCAGTCGCTAAAAAAACTTTGTTAGGATAATTTAATGGGAGGTTTTAATCCAAAAGTTAAATCGCTTTACGAAAAAAGTGTTCAAACTTATTTAACACAAAAATCTCAAGGTGTTGGATTTGAAAATTTAAAAGGTAAAAAAGAAAAAATGAGTGAACAAGAAGCAAGAACATTAACAAAAGTAAATGCTGCAATTAATGCTAAAAGAAAAAAAGCTTCTTTAGGAACATCAACAGATGAAGGTGAAGTAAAGAAAAAAACATTATTAGGATAACATATGCAAATAACACCAAAAGCTAAAATGATATTAGAGAGATATGCTTCTCTTAGAACTGAAAGACAAAACTGGGAAAGTCATTGGCAAGATGTTGCTGATTATATGTTACCTAGAAAAGCAGACATAACCAAAAACAGAAGTAAGGGTGATAAAAGACATGAGCTTATTTTTGATGGTACCGCAACACATGCTTTAGAATTATTAGCTGCATCTTTACATGGCATGCTAACCAATACCGTTTCACCATGGTTTTATTTAAAATATAAAAATGATGAGTTGAACCAGGAGGATGAAGCAACAGAATGGTTAGAAGATTGCACAAGAGTTTTAAATCAAGCTTTCAACAGAAGTAATTTCCAACAAGAAATATTTGAATTGTACCATGACTTAATTGCATTTGGTACTGCAGCTCTTTTTATTTCAGAAGATGATGAAAACGAAATTAGATTTAAAAATATTCATATTTCAGAAATTTTTATAACCGAAGATGAAAAAGGCAATGTTGATAGCTTAACTCGTAAATTTAAAATGCAAGCTAAAAACATTTACAATGCTTTTCCAAAAGCAGAGCTTCCAGAAGAACTTGCTAAAAAATTTAATAATGCACCACACGATAATATAAATATTATTCATAGTGTGTACCCTTCAACAGAGTATGGAAATAATAAATATGTTTCTTGTTATGTTCACGAAGACTCTGGTTTTTTATTATCTGAAAAAGGTTTTAAAGAATTTCCGTATGCAGTTCCTAGATATTTAAAATCATCTAATGAGACATACGGTAGAAGTCCAGCAATGAACGCATTACCAGATGTTAAGATGTTAAATTTAATGTCTAAAACTTCTATCAAGGCTGCACAAAAACAAATCGACCCACCATTGATGGTGCCTGATGATGGCTTTATGATGCCTATTAGAACCGTGCCTGGAGGATTAAATTACTATAGAGCTGGAACCAGAGAAAGAATTGAACCATTAAACATTGGAGCTAACAATCCTGTTGGTATTCAAATGGAAGAACAAAGACGTGATGCAATTAGACAAAACTTTTTTGTAGACCAATTGCTATCCGTACAAGGACCACAAATGACCGCAACTGAGGTTATCCAAAGAAACGAAGAAAAAATGAGAATACTAGGTCCCGTGCTTGGTAGACTACAATCAGAATTATTACAGCCATTAATAACAAGATGTTTCAATATATTACTTAGAAATAATAAGTTTAAAGAAATACCAGAATTTATTGGTGAGCAAAATATTGAAATTGAATATGTATCACCACTTGCTAAAGCACAAAAAACTGGTGAGCTACAAGCATTGATGAGAGGTATTGAGATTATGGGAGCATTACAAAATGTTGCACCTGTTTTTGATTACTTAGATACAGATAACATTGTTAATCATATTAAAGATGTTTTAGGCATACCTGCTAAGATTTTAAAATCAAAAGGTGAAGTCCAAAAAATTAGAGCAGAAAAAGAACAACAAATGATGCAGCAACAACAAGCTCAACAAGAAATGCAGGCTGCCGAGATAGCTAATAAAGCTGCACCATTAGCAAAGGTACTTGGTGAACAATAAAGATTTAATTGAATTAACAAAAACATATCAAAGAGTTTTTAAATCAGACGATGGTCAAACTATTTTATCTGATTTAGAAAAAAGATGTAACGTGCATAATACATCATTTTCTAATGACCCGCATGAAACATCATACAGAGAAGGACAAAGACAAGTAGTTCTTTTCATTAAATCAATAATAAATAAAAACCCTAAAGGAGAAAAACATGAGTAGCGAAAACCAGGTAGCGGCACAACCGTCTGAGAACAATGTTACGGAGTTAAATAATACACCAACAATTAATCAACAAATAGATAACTGGAAAGATACTTTACCAGATGATTTAAAAGGTGAAAAAGCTTTAGAGAGTATTCAAGATATTCCAGGCTTAGTTAAATCTTATGTCCATGCACAAAAGATGATTGGTTCAGATAAAATTCCTGTTCCAAATAAATATGCAACAGACGAAGATTGGCAAGCAGTTTACAACAAACTGGGTAGACCAGAAAGTCCAGATGCTTATGAATTTAAATTTGATGATAATTCATCAATTGATGAAAATGCTTTAAAAGGTTTTAAAGAAGCAGCTCATAAACATGGTTTATTACCTAAACAAGCTGAAGGGATTATGAATTTTTATAATGAGATGACACAAAATTACATCCAGGATTTAAATTCAAAATCAGAACAAGGACGTATGAACGCAGAACAATCTTTAAAAAAAGAATGGGGTGCGGCATACGATAACAAATTACAGCAAGCTGGAACCGTTGCTAATAAATACTTAGATAAAGATTTTATGGATTTAACTTTATCTGATGGAACCAGAGTTGGAGACCATCCAGGTTTTGTAAAAGCTTTTGCTAATATCGCTGGTGAATTAGGTGAAGATAAGTTGGTTCAAGCTAATGGTCCACAATACATGACCCCTGCTGAATTAGACAAGCAAATCAGAGAATTACAACAACCTGGTTCTGCTTACTGGTCTAAAAACCATCCAGGTCATGCAGCGGCTGTTCAAGAGGTTCAAGATTTACTTGCTTTGAAATTAAAATCACAGTAGTAAATTGAATATAGCGGATAATCGAAAGACCCGTTTGCCAGTTGGAAAGACAACGAACCGAGAGGTTTAAAATCTAGGACGACCCGTAAGGACAATCAACCGATTATTTTTAACATTAACACAACAAAAAAGGAGACATAATTATGTCTATAACTTTAGTAGAACAATCATTTGTAGAACAATATTCTTCAAATGTGACTATGCTTGCTCAACAAATGGGGAGTAAGTTAAGACCAGCTGTTGATGTCGAAACGATCAGAGGAAAAAATGGTTTCTTTGACCAAATCGGTGTTACTGCAGCTGTTGCTAGAACAACAAGGCACGGAGATACACCAAGAATTGATACCCCACACTCTAGAAGACGTGTGAGCTTATCAGATTTTGAGTGGGCTGACTTGATTGACGACCTAGACAAAGTAAGAATGTTAATTGACCCAACTTCATCTTATGCAAAAGCTGCGGCTGCTGCTATGGGTAGAAGTATGGATGATACTATCATTACTGCTTTAGGTGGTTCAGCTGATACAGGTGTTGCTGGAGGAACTGCTGTTCCTTTACCTTCATCTCAAAAAACTGCTACAGCAAACCAAACTGACGGTTTAACTGTTGCTAAGTTATTATCAGCTAAATTCATCTTAGATAATAACGATGTAGACCCATCAATTAAGAGATACCTTGTTTGTGGTCCTAAACAAATCCAAGATTTGTTAAATACTACAGAAGTAAAAAGCTCTGACTTCAATACAGTTAAAGCTTTAGCTCAAGGTGATATTAACTCATTTATGGGTTTCAACTTCATTATGTCTACTAGACTTAACTTCGATGCTACAAACACAGACGACAGATTATGCTTTGCGTTTACTGAAGATGCAGTAAAATTAGCAATCGGTTCTGATGTTAAAGCTAGAATTGATGAAAGAAACGACAAGTCTTATGCTACTCAAGTATACTATTCTATGGCAATTGGTGCTACTAGAATGGAAGAAGAAAAAGTAGTACAAATACCTTGTAACGAGTAATAATTAGCTTAGTGGGGGGAGCAATCCCCCTACTACTTTATGAAGACAATAAAAGATTTAAAACCTGTACTTCATTTTAAAAAAGGAGATTATGTTTACAGGTATGTTTTAGTGGATAGATTTAAAAATACTGCTAAAATACACTATGGTTTTGATGCAAAACTTGAAAGAACTGAAAAAGAAATTTTTGCATTAGAAAACGATAGAAAGATTAGAAGAAAGTATATAATTAAGGAGAATAAAAAAGATGGCTAGTGTAGTAGAAATTTGTAACTCAGCTCTAAATCAATTAGGTGCTTCAACTATTTTATCTCTTACAGAAAATTCTAAAAATGGCAGACTATGCAATGCAAGATATGAAACAGTTAAAGATAGTGTTTTGCGTGCGCATCCATGGAACTCAGCAATCAAAAGACAAACTTTAGCAGCAGATACTA